CCGTAGGCGGATATGCCGAAGGTTCATTATACGATTACATGGGCATTCCTACCAAAGTAGCAAACGTCGATCACCGCGCAGACTTCTTACGCGCTTACAATTTAATTTACAATCAATGGTACAGAGATGAAAACTTACAAGATTCAGTACCGGTACCTAAAGACGACGGACCAGATACTTATACAGACTATATCGTTCTCCCTAGAGGAAAACGAAAAGACTACTTTACATCAGCACTACCATGGGCACAAAAAGCACAACCTGTAACAATTCCAATCGGCACAGAAGCCGACGTAATACCTTCTGGAAGTAATATTTACTTTCATGATAACACCAATACTTACGAAAGATATTTGGTTGGTAATAACGCATCATCACTAATGGCAGTAAACACAGCATTTTCAAACAACAATGCACTCAGACCCGGAAAAATAGATGGCTCAGAAACCGGATACAAAGTCGATCTTACTACAGCAACTGCAACAACAATTAATCAACTTAGAGAAGCATTTCAAATTCAACGTATGTATGAACGAGACGCTCGAGGAGGCACTCGATATACAGAACTTATCCGCTCTCATTTTGGAGTCATATCACCAGACGCCAGATTACAACGCCCCGAATTTCTCGGAGGAGGCACAGCACCTGTTAATGTTAATCCAATCGCACAAACAGCACCTTCAACATCTGGAGTCACTCCTCAAGGTAACCTTGCAGCAATGGGAACATTCACAATGGCAAATAAAGGATTTATCAAGTCCTTCACAGAACACGAAGTAATTATCGGCATCGCCTCAGCACGCGCAGACTTAAACTATCAACAGGGTCTAAACCGTATGTGGTCAAGAAGCACACGCTTCGATTTCTTCTGGCCTTCACTCGCTCACTTAGGCGAACAAGCTATATTAAATGAAGAAATTTACGCCCAAGGAACTTCAGCAGACGGAGACGTATTCGGATATCAAGAAAGATATGCCGAATACAGATACAAACCTTCAATGGTAACAGCACTATTCAGATCAAACGCAGCAACATCACTCGATGTATGGCATTTATCACAAGAATTCAGCGCACTACCAGCATTAAACGCAGCTTTCATAGTAGAAAACCCACCAATTGATAGAATTATCGCAGTACCTTCAGAACCACATTTCATATGCGATTTCTATCTAGACTTAAAATGCGCTAGACCAATGCCAACATTCGCTACACCAGGATTAATAGATCACTTCTAAGACGTAGGTAAATTACATATCTTGAAACTTATTAGAAGTTAAAAACAGGGGGGCATTAAAACCCCCCTTCTTAAAAAAGGAAGTAAAAAATGGACCCAATTATCGGAGGAGCAATATTATCCACAGTAGGTAATTTCGCTTCCTCAGCATACTCAAATTCAAAATCAAAAGACATGGCCAGAGAACAAATGGCATTTCAAGAAAGAATGTCATCTACGGCACATCAAAGAGAGGTCGCAGATCTCAAAGCCGCAGGCTTAAACCCCATTCTATCAGCCGGAGGACAAGGAGCGTCGTCTCCATCCGGAGCAATGGGACAAGTATCAACACCACAAATGGCAGACTTTGCGGGAGCAGCATCATCCGCCAAAGCACGCCAAACAGAGCGACAAGCTCAAGAAAAACAAAGCGAAGCTATAGACTCAACAATTGGAGTAAATAAAACACAAGCAGCAGTAAACAGAGCATTAGAAACAAAAGCACTATCAGACTCAATGACAGCTCAACAATCTGCAAAAAGACTAGAAACAGAAAATAAAATACTAAACCTCCAATTACCAGAAGCAGCAGCACGCTCACAATTCATTCAAAATAATCCATGGATTATACAAGCTAAGGAGTACACGAACTTACTAGGAACAGCACTTGGAGGCGCTTCAACCGGCGCCGGAATATACAACATGTTAAAACCATCTCAACCAACATCGATTGAATCTACAACGTGGAAACCATCAACAGGCGAAGTTACAAATCAATCACGCAAAACATATAAAAAAGGAAAATAAAATGGAAAACCCAAACACAGTACACCCAAAAAACACTTATCACAGAAACAGAGTAACAATCGACTGTTCATCTCCACTATTAACAGATCAATCATTCAAGAAACAATGCGACATTAATAATTTAATGAAGCAATACGCTAAAACAGGAACATTCCCACACACAACACAAATTCAACCAAGATTTGTGGACAATACTCAAATCCCGTCATTAGAAGACGCATTTGACATTACTAATAACGCCATACAGGCGTTTAATCAACTACCCCCTGACCTACGTAAGCTTATGGATAACAACCCCGCAAACCTAGAAAATTTCATCGCTGATGAAAACAACAGAGATTCTCTATTAAAACATGGAATCTTAGTTAAAACAGAGATTCCCAAACCTCAACCAACCCTTAACGACGTAGTCGACTTATTAAAGGAATCTAAAAAACCAACCGAGTAGGTCAAGTACAGGAGGTACTCATGGACACACTCACTAACTGCATCGCAGAACTAGTCAGCTTTCTGACTAAATTAATTGAATCGATTAACATCTTCAATTAAACAAAAATGGGGACTTAGGTCCCCTTTTTAAAAAAAACAAAAATGGCATATAAAGAAGTTCATATTATATGCCAGTTGACACCGTCAACACAAACACCTAAACTAAACTCAAGGAGACACAAAAAATGAAAAGAACAAAAATGTCAAAATCACGTAGTAATAAAACATTTAAAAAAGGAATGGGTACCAATTCCAAAAACCTTGACGTTACACCTCATCGCGGTGGATTCAGGCTATAATGTGCCTATCACCAATCACCGCAGAGAAGCAGGATTTCGGGAGACCGAAATTCACACCAGATGGGAGTCTCAAACTCCCATGTGGCAAATGCACGGAGTGCAAATCACAACGAGCTGCCGAATGGGCAATTCGCGCACGCCACGAAATATCACTTCACAACGAAAACTGCTTTATCACTTTAACTTACAACGACGAAAATCTCCCTTCAGAGATTTTGTCTAAAGAACCTTTTCAAAAATTTATGAAAAGACTACGTAAACACACTAAAACAGACGTTCGTTATATGGTCAGCCATGAATATGGCGAACAATACCATAGACCTCATCACCACGTAATACTATTTGGGTACAATCCCCCAAATCAAAAATTTACTAGAACATCACCTTCGGGTGAAAAATTATTTATATCCACAGAACTAGATAAATTATGGAATCATGGATTCCACTCAATAGGACAAGCTAATGAAAAAACTGCTTATTATATCGCATCTTATTCACTTGCTGGTAAAACTCACACAATCTATCACCCAGAAACTGGGGAAGAAACTATACTCAAAGATCAATTCGACTGCTCACGCAGACCAGGAATTGGTCTCGACTATTTCAAAAAAAATTATCAACAACTCTTCGACTCAGGAGAACATCTTCCACGATACTATATCAAGAAACTAGAAACAGAATATCCAGAACTATTTGAACAAATACAAAATAGAAATATTCTCAAAATAAAAAATAGACCACCATCAGAAACTTATGCAAAATACAAAATAGATAATCAAAAACGTGAAATACAATCTACTGAATTCCGTTCCACTCCGGAAGACAAACTCAAGGACCTTCACGAAGACCATTATCTTAGAACAAATCGCGACACTTACGTCGCCATTACAAAAGGAAAATAAAATGCAAGCAATCTTCTCAGTTCACGACTCAAAAGCACAAGCTTATTTACCACCATTCTACATGCGAACCAAAGGCGAAGCACTTAGAGCATTCGAAACAACTGTAAAAGATACTAACACTCAATTTAACAAATACCCTTCAGACTACACACTTGTCGAACTGGGTTCATTCGACGAAGCCACAGGCGTAATAGAAACTTGGGACAAACCAATTATCTTAGAAAACGCATCAGTATACTTATCCTAATAAAAGGGGGCACTACGCCCCCTTCCTTTCATTAACGGAGTACAAATGAAAATGCAATCAGTGGTAACACCACAACAACAATTCGCCCGAATTGCAAAACCAGAGATTCAAAGATCAACATTTGATCGCTCTCATGGTTACAAAACATCCTTCGACGCTGGACAATTAATTCCATTCTACCTCGACGAAGCATTACCCGGAGATACATTCAATCTCAAAACTACCGTATTTGGTAGACTAGCAACACCACTAAAGCCAATTATGGACAACATGTTCATAGACCTTCACTTTTTCTCAGTACCTATCAGATTATTATGGGATAACTGGCAAAAATTCAATGGAGAACAAACAGACCCGGGAGACTCAACAAATTACATCATGCCCACAATTACATCACCCGTAGGCGGATATGCCGAAGGTTCATTATACGATTACATGGGCATTCCTACCAAAGTAGCAAACGTCGATCACCGCGCAGACTTCTTACGCGCTTACAATTTAATTTACAATCAATGGTA